CCTTTAGTATAAGGCGGGAATGGAGAGAATGCAATGATTAAATCACATATGGGAAGTGTAAAAGTGAAAGGGAAAAGGTGGATTGTGCTGACTGACCTTGCTGTAGCTGTACAAGCAATAATGGAAGCGTTTGTGGCAAATGGAAGCAATGAGGAAAGCGCGAAAGAAGAGATTATGCATGCGGTAAAGGTGGGAATTCGACATGCGTCATCTGATTATGAAGAAAGCCCTGTGGAGAAGAAAATTCGGGAACTGGTAGAGGAGATTATGAAAAGCAGGGCAGAGGAAGATGTTGACAGAAAAAGAAGCTGAGGAAAAACTGCGAGGACTGGCGCAAGAATTCCAGAGCCTGATGAAGCAGCGGCAGTACGGTAAGGCGAAAGCGCGGTATGAAGTGGCACGCAGCGTTGCTGTGACAATGGAGCTGTCAGAGGATATCAAAGAGGAGCTGTTCGGAGTGCGTGGCGGAAAAGGAGAGATTTTGAGAAATGGAGCATTTCCGGAAGAGTTGGTGCAGAAAGCGCTTTATGAAGCGTCAGTCAGAAATACATAAAAGAAATACATAAAAAAGAAGGACATGCGTTGGCGCGCATGTCCTAATCGTCCAGAGACGAAAATAACCTACTAAAAATATATCACTCTGTGACGAAAAAATCAAGAAAAAAGCGGGAAAATCCGCTTAAAAGCTTGGTAAAGGATATTAACGATAGGGGCACAGATGATATGGCGGTAGTGGAGAAACGGATCAAAGCTGGACGGACGGTAACAGTGTTGCAGGGGCAGCGCCGGACGGGGAGGAAAGGGCCGAGGGAGAAAAAAAAGAACGGGACGACACCGGCGCAGAAGGAAGGTAACCTCAGACGGGCAACACAGATGCTGGGATGGCTGATGGCAGAGAATTTTAAAGATGGGGACCTACTGGTGACGCTGGATTATAAAAAAGAGAACCGGCCGGAAGGTTCTGACAGGATGCAGAAGGATTTCAAAAATTTCTACGACCGTTTAAAACGCCGCTTAAAAAAGCTGGGGATGCCGCCGCCGAAGTACATTCGCGTAATGGAAGTCGGCAAGAAGGGAGCGCGGCACCACCACCTGGTCATGCAGGAAACAGACCTAAAGCTTTTGCGGGAGTGCTGGCAGCAGGGCGGCATCCATGTAGACCCGCTCTACACCGATGGAAATTACCGGAAGATTGCGGAGTATTTTGTCAAATACGCAAAAAAGACGATGGATACAGAAGAAAGGGAGACGAAAAAGCTCTGGTATCCGTCACAGGGATTAAAAAAGCCGACAATCGGGAAACCGAAGCTGATCAAGAGCCGGGAGCTGGGGCAGATTAGAATCCCAAAAGGGTATTACTTAGACCGGGATAGTGTGCGCCGGGGTATCAGCAGCTATGACGGGCACGAGACCTTTTGCTATACGCTGGTCATGCTGCCCGGATACAGCCGGAAGCGGAAGAAAGGAGGGAAACACAGTGGAAAGTAGCCCGCAGGTCAACCTGTACATAGAGACAACAGTACACGGTCCCAGACAGCAGGGAGGCAGGTGGATGTACCTTCTGGAATTTGTTACCCGGCGGGGCGACCCTGTGACCCTATGGAAGGTTGGGGACTGGGAGGCGGAGAAGGAAAACGTGCTGATTATGCAGGCGTTGTCTGCAGCGTTGGACCGACTGCGGCTGCCTTGTGTGATTAATGCCCATGCGGGCAGCAGCCAGATACGGAGCACCATTGCAAACGGATGGCTGGAGGAGTGGCAGGAGCGGGGCTGGAAGACGGCAAAAGGGCAGGATATAAAGCACAAGGATTTATGGCAGGAGATTGTGCTGAAAATGGCTCCGCATTTGGTCTTTATGCGGTCTGGCGGGCACTCATACCAGCTCTGGATGCAGGAGAAACTGAAAAAAATGGTTGAAACACCTCAAGAAACCCGTTGATGATGACGACCATGCAATATATATCACGGAATACACAGCGGGGCAGTCTGCCCCGCAAGGAGGGATCTGGATGTTGTTTGAAAAATTCGGAGAATTTGACTCTGCGGAAGAATTGAACCGTGCCGCCGCCGCACAACTGGCGGAAGGAGATATCGATGCAATCTATGGCATCGCAGAAGAAAACGGAATTGACCGGGAGGATGCAGAGGACTACATAGACGGCGCAGCGCCGGAGCTGTGCACACCCATCATGGCAGCGCTTGGAAAATTAAAGGTAGAAGCAGCAGAGCTGGAGCCGCAGGAGATCATGGAGGACTGGCTGACCTATATCCGTATCCAGTGCGCGGAGCACCCGGAGACGGCGGAAGCAGTCCGGAAAAAAGAGAAGAGCCTGCGGGGGTGCATTGCGAAGCTGCTTGTATGGAGTTTTAAAAATGCAAAAGATGTGGATGAGAAGATCGTAAAGGCAGCAGGTATCAAGCAGGGCTATCCGGTCAAGCTGGGCATCCCCGGGATGGCACGGGCGCGCCGCATCATCACGGAATACTACACGGGGGCGGGAAAATGATCGCATACAAGGGATTTGCGCCGGATTTTACCGCAAGCTTCGGGAGCGGCAAAAAGCAGTACCATGTGGGAGACGTGTTGGAGGAGGATAGCTCAAAGACGGCGCGGACAGGGATGCACTGCGCAGAGTATGTCCTGGACTGCCTGAGATGGTATCCGCTGGGAAACGGGAACCGGTACTGTCAGGTAGAAGCCAGAGGGAGCATCGATGAGGACGGATCCGTCCAGATTGCCTGTACAAAAATGCACATCGTCCGGGAACTGAATACAAAACAGATCGCATCGGCGGCATGTATGTATATGGTGAGCTTCCCGGAGCGAGACTGGAAGCGTAAGGGGAGGCTGCTGGACGTGGCGGAGGATGCTGCCAGAGGGCAGGGGGCCGGCGCGATCGCCATTGCCCGTGGGAAGGACCCGAAGGTAAAGGGGGCGGCGGGGAGTGTGCTGGCGCTGCTGAAAGAACCCAAAAAGGGGCAGTTTGAGGCGGCGAAAGTATTCGAGGTCGGCGGGGACATCCTGCCGGATGTGTGGTACACGATCAAAAACGGAAAGGTGGTAAAAAGCAAATGAAAAGACGGCTGGTATTGCGGGAAACGCCGATAAAGACCAAAAAGAAAGGGAAAGTGGTTACCGTGCAGAACGTGGAGAACATCCTGATCCTGAACATGTACCGGGATAAGGATCTGACCTGCCGATACTGTATGAACACGGACACCGGAGAATATGAGACATGGGACGCAAAGACCGGGGAGTGGTCAGTGATGAAAGCCCACCGGGCAGCAGGCGGGCTGGACTGGTACGACAACGGACGATCCGTTGAGAAAACTTTAAAGTACGACCCGCCGGAATCCCGCGCCCTGATTAAAAAGGCACTGGACGGGAAAACATGGAGGAACTGGACAGAGGGGCTTGTGCTAATCGACGATGTGGAAACAGACTACGGCAGGGATCAGAGGGAAAAGAAAGAGGAGCGCCGCTTGGAGAGGGAACGCAGGCTACAGGAACGCGTCCCGAAGCCCCCGGAAGACTTCCGGGACTGGGCGTTAAAGGCAGCAGGCGGCGGGAAGCATTATCTTTTTTGGGACAAGGGGAAAAAACAATATGCCTGTACCGCCTGCGGGGGCAGGTCTGATGCCAAAAACGTGCCGGGAAAACACAATGACATGTCGGTGTGCCCTTCCTGCGGCGTGCAGGCGCAGGTCAAACGGCGGACAGGAAAGATCATGGAGCGCGGGAAGGTGTGCCTGATGCAGGATATGGGTGCAGACATGTCGGTGTGCAGGCATTTTGACATCAGGATGGAGTGGACAGCGGACGGGGAGCACGTCCACCTGTCGGAGGGCGTGCGGGTCATGCCGCTGCGAGGGCATAAAAAATACATATGCCAGATCCGGTATAACTGCTGGGGCAGGGATGATAAGGGCGTGTGCTTTGACAAAAGCAACCCAGCAAATCGTCGGATGGGGAAGTGTTACCTGTATCCACAGGGCATTCGAGAATGTCTTGTGGATACGGAATATGAGGACTGGACGGGAATCATGGAGTGGATGGCTGCCGCAGGGATCTGCGCGGACTATAACCGGATGATGGCATGCGCCGACAGACGGATGCACAGCGTAGTGGAATATTTAGCAAAAGGCAGGTTTTACAGGCTGCTGGAAGAAACCACCGAGTGGATCAGCCTGTTTTTCTGTTCCTACAGCGGGACACTGGACCTGGACGGGAAGACGGCGGAAGAGGTGCTGAGACTGGAGGACCGCCAGAAGATCAACCGCCTGCGGGATGCGGATGGCGGGGAAGCGATGCTGGAGTGGCTGCGCTGGTCAGAAGAGACAAAAGAGAAACTGCCGCAGGAAGCACTGGAATGGGTGCTGCAGGAAAAGGTATCGCCGGGGCAGATCCCCGGAGGAATGTCGCTGCTGAAATTTAAAAATTACATCATAAGGCAGCAGGCGGAATCCTACCCGGGAAAATCGATAAGAAGCGTTATTGAACAGCATCGGGACTATCTGAGTATGTGTCGGAGATTGGGGAAAGACCTATCTGATGAGATGGTAAGCCGGCCGCGCCAGTTAAAGCGCCGTCACGATGAGGCTGTGGAGGAGATCAGGCAGCAGGAGATTCTGGATAATATCGCACAGAACCGGGAAGCGTGGGAGAAAAAAGCGCAAGAGATGGCGGGCAAATACCCCGGCGCGGAAGATAATCTGGCAGCAGTCCGCAAGATCTACGAATACACCGGAGAAGAGTACATGGTGCTCGTCCCCCGCAGGCTGGTGGACATCGCGGTGGAAGGAAATGCGCTGCATCATTGCGCAGGCTCTTCGGACCGATATTTTGAGCGGATCCGGAATCGGGAAACTTACGTGTTCTTCCTCCGGAAAACGTCCGCGCCGGACGTGCCGTATTACACGCTGGAGGTGGAGCCGGGCGGCACCATCCGACAGCACAGAACCTATCTGGATGAGGAGACGGGGATCGAGAATGTGCGGGGTTTTTTGCGGGAGTGGCAGAAGGTTATCAAAAAGCGCCTGACGGCATCCGAACGGGAGCTGGCAAAGATCAGCGCTGTAAAGCGGGAAGAAAACCTTCAGGAGCTGAGGGAAAAGAACAATACAAGAGTCCTGCAGGGGCTTATGGAAGATTTTATGGAGGCAGTGTGAAGTGGGAGAATTGATCGAATACGGGAAAAAGGCTCTGGAATATGGGAATTATGCGGATTTTAAGCAGACGATGGATACCGTGGTGGAGGAAGTCGAGGAAGGGTTTGTAAAGATCGGCTATCTTTTAAAGGTAGCGCGGGACACAGCGGTGCTGCAGGAATCCGGATATGCAACGGTCAATGAGTTTGCGGAGAAGGAGTATGGGCTGGACAAGTCGGCAGTATCAAGGTTTATCGCGATCAACGACCGGTTCGCAGAAGGCGGGTACGCACCGCGTTTGCAGGAACAGTACAGAGGCATGGGACGGGCAAAGCTGTCTATCATGCTGATGCTCCCGGAGTGGATCAACGAGGAGATCAGCCCGGACTACAGCAAATCTGATATTCAGGCGATCCGCGCGGAGGTGGCGGAAGAGGAAAAGACCACGGACCTTGAGATTTTAATGGAGGAGCGGGAAGATATCTACGACCGTCTTGAGAATGACCTCCAGCGGGTGCTGTGGAAGCTGGGGCAGGACATCCCGGAGCTGTACTGCAAGCTCTGGAAGGAATATATGCGGGCGGATAATGTTGAGCAGCTGGCAAAAGAGGTCATGGAGATCATGGCGCCGGCAGGGGAAGGGATGCACAGCGCACGGATTTCCGGCATCGGGCGGCTGATGCTGTCGCTCAAAGGAGCAGACAGGGATCTGGTGCTGATCAATGTGCGCAGCGGCGAGAAGCAGGGATATGGATGGGACGACATGGAGGCAGCGTTTGACCTGCTGATGGGCAGCGACAGCGCCGAAGAGAGCTGGGAAACCGTGTATGGCGCAGAAATGCCGGGAGTTGCACCGGTGCAACCGGAAAGTAGGAAAACGTCCCGCGTCAGCCCAGCGGTCACGGAAGAAAATAACCCGGCAGCAGAGCAGGACGGAACGAATCTGGAAGAAACTGAAACGGAAGTACCGGAAGAAATCGGGCCGGAGCGCCTGCCACACGGAGAGCAGAAGTGGAACTCCGAAACGTGGAAGGAACCGGAGAAAAAGGAACCTCGCCCCATAGAACTGCCGCCGGAGGACGCAGTCTATACCTATCCGATGGGAACGAACGTGATGACGGACATCCGGAAAGGGCAGCGTTTTTTAATCCTCCGCACTCATGACCCGTACCGGGTCGGGAATACAGTGCGACTGCAGCATCAGAAGGATGGGGAGCAGACCGGTGCAGAGATAGATATCAGGATAACGCACCTGATAAACGACCACGGTGGGCTGATGCCAGGATATGTTGCGCTGCAGTTTGAGATCCTTCCCGCGCCGCCGGAAGAGATACCGGGACAGATGAGCATCGACCAGATGGGAAAAGAAACAGAAGAGGGCAGAAAGGATGAAGAAGAGAGTGAAAAAGAAGCTGACGCGGCATCTGGAATTTACAGCGAAAGACCGGAAAGCGATACATAAGCGTGATAATGAAACCTGCGTCTTCTGCGCGGCCGGATATGAGCCGCCGGAAGACCCAGCCTACTGCCGGACGGCACTGCAGATCATGCATATCGTCCCGCGTTCTCAGCTGGGGATGGGAGTGGAGCAGAATGGAGTGCTTGGGTGCGTCTGGCACCATCAGATGCTCGATAACGGGAATCTTGATAACCGGAAGGAAATGATAAGGATGCTTGAAAAGCGGATGCGGCGGATGTATCCCGGATGGACGCGGGAAAAGGTCACATATCGGAAAGACAGCGTAAATGAAAAAAAGCATTTGTCTGCAGATTGGGGTGATGCCGGGAAAGAGATTGAAAAAGTACAGCCAGGCAGCAGGACGGTACCGCCGGAAGGATTTGTGTTTTGGAAAACAAAGGAGGAAGCACAGGATGTTACCAGTAAAAAAATTGAAACCGGGAGATAAGATTATGATTCGAGAAGCATGGGCACAGAAGGATGAAAACCAAAAGACTGTGCCACGCGGCCGGGCAACAGTGATCAAACAATATCGGCACCATGTTCTCATCGAGAACGCGAAGGGAACCAGATGCTGCATCACAAATGCGGAGATTTATGGGATGGAGAAGAGGAAAGGAGTACAGGAGGCAGCAGGGATGCGTGATAGCAGCGGGAAAGAAGTGGACGTAAAAGAAAGTAAGCGGCGCTTCCCTGCACTGGAATTTGGAAAGGAGCGGAGGAGATGAGGGGGACAGCATGCGCATATAAGATCTATAAGAGAGGGCGGTATATGGGAATATATCGGGCATCAGAAATTGAAACGCTCACAGGGCTGCCGAAAGCAAGGGTGAACCGCTATGCGCGGGAACGGATGAAATGGCAGGGAATGTACCGGATCGTGCTGGCAGGGGAGGCGAAACGCACATGAATATGAGAGATGAGGTGGTCGTGATTCTGGCAGCAATCGTGACAGGAGCTTTGTTTTGGGCTTTATGCGGCAAAGCGGCGTGGTTTATCGGACACGATGATGGACAGGCGTATGAGAGGTACATGGAATCAATGATGGAAAACGGGATGTGCCTGGATATCTACGGGTACGGATGGGGGCGATAATGAAAACATGGAAAGTGATACTGATTGTCACAGTTATGATGATATTGTATTTTATGCTTCTGTTCTGGTCAGTCGCGAACTACGGGCTGGAAGGCGGTGGGAACATGATGTTTATGAGATAGGAGATATTGGAAAAAGATGGAACAAAAGGAAATGAGCAAGGCATATGCTGTAGATTTCGACGGGACGCTGTGTGAAAACAGGTGGCCGGAAAGAATTGAATTTTTCGGAGGGGACTGCCGGAAGGTGGGAGCAGATGTCTATATAGATGATAGAGCGTGGAATCCGATAACAGGTGGAGATATATCAAACATGGCAGCAGGCGAACGAGGAACCTGTGAAGGATTGGAGACAACGGAGGAACTTGCAGGGTGGAAGAAACAAATGATGAGGACATTTATGGGAGGCGGAAGCTTATGAAAAAGATAAGAGCAATAGCGGTTGCGATGGCAATGACAGTATTTTTAAGTGGGTGCTACGATTATGGAAGGGACATTACCATAATTTGTCCAGTAACAGATTATATGGCTGTGGACGGTGGAGCGATTGCAATATATGAGATGGACGGGGAACGCAGGGAAAAAGAATTTTCAGAAGAAGACGTATATGCCTGTGATGAAACTAGCCGGGTCATAGCAGTGGGGAAAGAGCATGAGGATGGCTCGCGGTCATTGAGATTGTACCTGTATCTCAGCGAGGAGGATTATGCGCAGTACACGAAAGATAGGTTTGATTTGGATTAAATGAGTATTTAGGCGAATAAGCCGGAAAGAGCAAAATGGATGAGAAAGAAGGTGGCACCGATGGATAAAAACATCCTAAACGACTACATAGATGCATGTGCGCTGGTCCAGGAGACAGAACGGGACATCCGGGCATTAAAGAAAAAGCGCAAGACAATCATCCAGACGAATGTAAGCGGGAGCAATCCGGATTTCCCCTACCAGCCGCAGCATTTCAAGATCGAGGGGACGACTTTTAACTATGCAGACGACAGTGCGCTTCGGTGGGACGAAGGCTTGCTGGAGCGCCGGAAAGCGAACGCAAAGAAGATTAAGCTGAACGTGGAAGAGTGGATGCTGACGATCCCGGCGCGGATGCAGCGGATCATCCGATGGAAATTCCTCGAAGAGCTGACATGGGAGGAGGTGGCTGTGAAGATGGGGCGGAAGGCAACGGGGGATAGTGTAAGATTGGAATTTCAGAGATTTATGGCAGAAAAATAAAAGTTTGTTCACTTTGTTCGCATTGTTCGGTTTTAAAATGTTATAGTATAAACTGACAGTAGTGGATAAGCCACTACTTCCCCCACATACATCTTTGAGAAGCACCTGACTGTAGAAATGCGGTTGGGTGCTTTTTATGATACCATATTTGGTAATATAGATTTTTGCCGGTTTATGGTGTATGATGAAGAAAAATGTATTGTGTGGGAGGGATTAAAAGTGGATTTTTTAAAAAATATAAACTTGTTCTTCGAGAAGTATGGGGTGACAATAGAGGGAATCGATGCCCTGATCGGCATAATTACTGTTGCGGGAGCCGCAATATTTGGATTTGTTAGAAGAAAAAAGAACAGAAAAAGAGAAGAAAAAGCTAAAATTATTATCAAAAATTCAGAACTTGAAAATTCCCAAGTAGCAGAAACGATTAATAATTACGGATTATCACATTCTGAGGTAAAAGAAGTGGCAAGAGACGTTGTTACTCAAGAGACTCTAAATAAGCCTAATGTATATATTCAGAAAGAAGAGCCTGTAGATGCGAAACTGGGAGATATTTGGTATAAAATAGAGGAATAAACATATAGTTCACAGATTTATTAACAAGTATGTTGAAGGAGCAGGATTAATCCCTGCTTCTTTTCTTTTCCAAAAAAAACAACAACGGACCCTTAGCTCAGCAGGTCAGAGCGTCCGGCTCATAACCGGTCGGTCGCAGGTTCGATTCCTGCATGGTCCACTGGCCAACGTGCCAACATTGGTTTCTCCTTGATCCTACTAGCGGAATGCTGTTAAGGGCTGTCAAAAGTCCGGGAGGATTTTATTTGTAAATGAATTGAGAGGTGGTGAGGTGAAAAGTGAGAAAGTAAGAGAACAGGCTTTTCGGGATTATCAGGAAGGAATGAAGTATAAGGAGATCGCTGAAAAGTATGGGGTAAGTCTTTCGACGGTCAAGTCCTGGGCGTCGAGATACTGGAAAAAAGGTTGCAACCTTGAAGAAAAAAAGTTGCAACCAAAAGGGAAAAAGGTTGCAACCAAAGAAAAGAGTAAAAGAGCCGTTGCGGAAGATGTTGGTCAAGTATTGGAAAATGCTGATTTAACAGATAAACAAAGGCTTTTCTGCTTATATTATGTTCGGTGCTTCAACGCGACAAAAGCATATCAGAAAGCATATGGCAGCAGCTATGATGTCGCAAATTCGGAAGGATACCGTCTCCTTGTAAATCCTTGTATCCGGGATGAGATTATGAAGCTGAAACAGAACCGTCTGAACCGCGAGCTTTTGGATGAGCATGATATTTTTCAGAAGTATATGGATATCGCATTTGCGGATATGACGGATTATGTTTCGTTTGGGCGTGAAACCGTTCCAGTAATGGGGGCGTTTGGGCCGATCACGGTGACGGATGAAAAGACGGGAGAAAAAATCCCGCTGACAAAAGAAATAAACGTGGTAAAATTCAGGGAATCAACGGATGTGGATGGGACGCTTATTGCCGAAGTCAAGCAAGGGAAAGATGGTGCAAGTGTGAAACTGATGGACCGGATGAAGGCAATGAATTGGCTGACGGATCATATGGATCTGGCAACGGAAGAGCAGCGCGCCCGGATCGCTGTCCTGAAAGCGAAGACAAATGTCGCAGAAGATGAGGATGCGGCAGCAGACGATGGTTTCCTTGCGGCACTGAATGGAACCGCAGGGGAGGACTGGTCGGATGAGGCAGATTAAGCGTTTTTTTCAATTCAAGCCGTTTTCGCAAAAGCAGCGAAAAATCCTGAATTGGTGGTGCCCGGATTCCCCGGTAAAGGGTTATGACGGGATCATTGCAGATGGCGCAATCAGATCCGGCAAGACAGTGAGCATGTCGCTGTCCTTTGCGATCTGGGCAATGGATACGTTTAACGGACAGAATTTTGCCATGTGTGGCAAGACGATCGGTTCATTCAGACGAAACGTTCTGTTTTGGTTGAAGCTGATGCTGAAAAGCCGCGGGTATCAGGTCTCAGATCACAGGGCGGATAACCTGGTGATTATCAGACGCGGGGCTGTGGAGAACTATTTTTATATTTTCGGCGGCAAGGATGAACGATCACAAGATCTGATTCAGGGCATTACGCTGGCGGGTGTTTTTTTTGACGAAGTGGCGTTAATGCCGGAAAGCTTTGTAAATCAGGCAACCGGACGCTGTTCTGTACAAGGGTCAAAATACTGGTTTAACTGTAACCCAGACGGTCCGTATCACTGGTTTAAAATAAACTGGATCAATAAATCGACCGGATATCTCGGCAGAGAGAAGACAGCGAAGGTCAGGGCGGAAGCCGCAGCAAAAGGGCAGGAAGCAGGGCTAAAAAATATCTTGTATGTCCACTTTACGATGGACGACAATTTGAGCCTGTCAGAAGAGATCAAAGCCAGGTACCGCAGTATGTACACCGGCGTGTTTTTCAAACGCTACATTTTAGGCTTGTGGGCAATGGCGGAAGGAATTATCTATGACATGTTTGACGCTGATAAGCATGTACAGAAGATAACAGATTTCTTCCGGTGTCTGAAAGACGGCGGGCGATATGTAAGCTGCGACTATGGTACGCAAAACGCAACTGTTTTTTTACTGTGGAACAAGGGCAACAACGGGAAATGGTACTGCGTTCGGGAATATTATTATTCCGGACGTGCGAAAGGGAAACAGAAAACAGATGGAGAATATGCAGATGATTTTGAAAAGTGGCTGGATGGCGTCCCGATCAGAGCAGTGATTGTAGCCCCGGCAGCCGCTTCTTTTATCGCGGAACTGGGGAAACGTGGATATCGTGTCCTGAAAGCAGACAACGATGTGGAGGATGGCATACGAGAGGTTGCCTCCATGCTTAACATGGGCTTGCTGGTATTTTGCGATACCTGCATCAATACGATCATGGAATTTGGATCCTACATCTGGGATGAAAAAGCAGCACAGCGGGGCGAGGACAGACCGGTAAAAGAAAATGACCACGCGATGGACGCAGTAAGATATTTTGTGTATACAATTCTGAGTAAGCGGACAGGGCGTGTGAAAAATAGAGCAAAATACGGCTTTGATTAAAGCGAGGTGATAGGGATGTATAAGTTTACAATGCCCGCGGACAAGTGGGACGAAACAGCGCCGGATAAGCAGGCAATCCGGCTGTTGATTATGAAGCATCAGAAGTTTAGAGAGAAGCTTGCAAAAAAGAAAAGGTATTATGAAGGCGAGCATAAGATACTGGATGAAGCGGAGCGCAAAAATAAGCTGGTGTGTAACCATGCAAAGGACATTGCGGACACGGCATCCAGTTATTTTATTGGGAATCCGGTATCCTACAAGAGCAGCGCAGACATCGCTGCACTGACGGAGCCGCTGGAACTTGCCGGGGCAGACGAGGCGGACGGGGATAACGGTCTGGATTTGTCTATTTACGGGCTCGCTTTTGAGTATATTTACGCAAAAGAGGGCGAAACCGATCTGATTATCAAGAATCTGTCCCCGGAAAATACCTTTATGGTATACGACGACAGCATCGAAGAAAATGAGCTGTTTGCGGTGTACTACTCCATTCGTAAGGACGACGGGCACGATACAAAAATTATATACGTCGCCACCGTCGTTACAAAGAATTTCCGGTATGTGCTGGACATTGAGGATATCGAGGGACCACAGGCGCTGATGGAAGAGCCAGAACCGCACTACATGGACGAAGTGCCGATCGTTGCATACCAGAACAACAAGCTTGGCATTGGAGACTATGAGCTGCAGATCCCGCTGATCGACGCGTACAATGCGCTGATGTCCGACCGTGTGACGGATAAGGAACAGTTTGTAGATGCGATCCTTGCCCTATATGGCTTTATGCTGGGGGACGAAGAGGGAAAAGATGCAGACGGCAGGACTGCACCACAGCGGTTAAAAGAAGATAGGCTGCTGGAAATGCCTGCGGATGCGAGGGCGGAATACATAACGCGGACGTTTGACGAATCCGGTGTTGAGATCTTGAAAAAGGCAATCGAGCAGGATATCCACAAATTTTCCCACATTCCGTGCATGTCCGATGAATCGTTTGGCGGCAATGTGTCGGGCGTAGCGATGGAGTTTAAGCTCCTGGGGATGGAAAACATTACGAAGATTAAAACGAGGTATTACCGCAAGGGGCTGCGTAAGCGGCTCCGTATTTTTGCCAATTTCCTCTCTAAAAAGGGGATTGCGGTAGATATTACAGGTATTACGCCGACCTTTACCCGCGCGATGCCGAAAAATCTGCTGGAAATTAGTCAGATCGTAAGTAACCTGTGGGGTAAGGTAAGCCGGAAAACGTTGCTGTCTCAGGTTCCTTTTGTGGATGATGTGGACGAAGAGCTGAAAGCTGTGGAAAAAGAAGAGCAGGAGAATCTGGAAAAGCAGCAAGCCATGTTCGGGCTCGGCAGCAATACGCCGCCGGAGGCACCGCCAAAGGATAATGGAGATGAGTGACTACTGGGAGCGCCGGAAAGCGCAGCAGATGTTTGAGTATATGGCTGGAGCGGAAGAGCGGGCGGGTAGCATCGCAAAGCTGTATCTGCAGGCATCCCGGTATTTTGCCGGGAAGATGGATACAATCTTTGAACGGTACCGGAAGCAGAACGGTCTAAGCGAAGCGGATGCAAGACGGCTTCTGAACCAGATCAGAACGCCGGGAGATATCGACGAATTAAAACAGCTGTTGAGGCAGGCGACGGAGGAAGGGAACAGCGAAAAGCGCAAACAGCTCCTTGGAGAGCTGGAAGCTCCGGCATACCGGGCAAGACTGGAACGGCTGCAGCGGATGTATGGCAATCTGGATCAGGTTATGCAGAGCATTTATAAGCAGGAGCAGATCGAGCACGAAGCGTGGTATTTAGAGCTGGCATCAGACGCATATTATCATTCTGTGTTCGATCTGCAGGGGCAGACCGGTCTTGCCTATTCCTTTGGGTATATCTCCCCGAAGATGATAGAGCGTGTTATTAACAGCCGGTGGAGCGGTGCAAACTACTCCGAGCGAATATGGGGCAACACCCAGAAGCTTGCTGACGACCTGAAACAGGAATTACTGTTAAGCCTGGTAACGGGAAGGACAGACCGGGAAGCGGCAGAGGTATTTGCGCAGCGCTTTGCTGTGGGCGCAAGCTATGCAAGACGACTGATCCGAACAGAATCCTGTCATCTATGTACCCAGATGGACATGCTGAGCTATGAGGACGCTGAAATTGAGTATTATCGGTATTTGGCAACGCTGGATTTACGGACATCAAAAATCTGCCGGGAGCTGGACGGCAAAGTATTCAGGGTTGCGGATCAGCAGACAGGCGTAAACGCTCCGCCGATGCACCCGTGGTGCAGGTCAACCACTACAGCGGCGCTGAGTGACGAGGATTTAGCCCGGCTGACCCGCAGGGCAATCGATCCGGCGACCGGAAAAGAAATCCATGTGCCCGCTGGCATGACATACGATCAATGGTATCAGACCTATGTAGTCGGAAATTCGGAAGCAGAGCTGAATGAAAAGAAGATCAGAAACCGATATTCTGACCGGAAGCAGCTTGAACGGTATCGGGCAATCATCGGCGACGACATGCCGAAAAATCTGGAGGATTTCCAGAATTTGAAGTATAATGAACCTGAGAGATGGAAAAAGCTTAAATCCTTAAAGGCTTACCTGAAAAACAATCCAGGGAATACCCGACAGGATTACGCTGTTCAAACAGCACTGAAAGAAGCCGGAATAAAAGGAGTTGCAAAAGTAAACCCTGAAAAGCTCGATGTTTCTGGATATACCTATGATACGGATCACATTAATGCAGAGCGTTCCCACATGGTCAGCCGTGAAGAGGCGGAACGATTTATAAAGGAATCTGATGTGTCGCTTACCCGATGGAATGGCAGGTTTGTAAATTATTACAGCAAAGACGGGGCAACGTATGTGGATGTAGAAAACAAGAGCATCAGGACATCTTTTTCAAGTAGAGAATTTGATGGAAATACTTTAAAAATCAGGGAGGTTGTAGAAAAGTATGCAGGAAAGAACGATTGTGTGCCCAATCCTGAAAAAGCAGATTGATGATACGATCTGCTACGATATCCATATGAATGTCGAGGGGCTGCTTCCTGACTGGGGAGTACCAAAGGAAGTTGTATGTATACCGGACTACAAGCGGATTTGTATGGAATGCAAAAATCATAAGGAGTAAATACCACCAGTCAAAAGACCGGTGGTATTTTTATACCCATTTTTAAGAAAGAGAGGAAGAGCAACATGGAAAATGAAGAATTTTTAAGACTGTGTAAAGCAAAGGTAGCTGAGTACACCAATGCACATATGGATAAGACAGATCGGCAACAGATACATGTAAATGACGTTTATTTAGTGTGGAGTTGCAAGGCATTACAGAACAACAAAGCACTGCTTAGCACTACAGTTCCGGATGGCATGTACTACGAACTGACATACAACGGCGATAAAAAGGAACTATATTTGGATGCTTATAAGAAATTTGAAAATCAGTGTTTTAAAATGTAGGAGGAGAAGAACATGAAGGCAATGTTATCACAGCCAATGGCTGGAAAGACTGACGCAGAAATTATTGCAACCAGAGAAAAAGCAATCAATGCATTAAAAGAAAAGGGATATGAAATTGTAAATACCCTTTTTACAGATGAATGGTATAGCAAAGAAAAAATGAAAGAACGCGGAGTTGTGCAGATTCCTTTATGCTTTCTTGCAAAATCCTTGGAGAATATGAGCTTGTGCCATGCTGCATATTTCTGTAAAGGATGGGAAAATGCCAGAGGATGCAGATTAGAGCATGATGCAGCAGTAGCCTATGGATTAGATGTCATTTACGAAGAATAATTGCGCCAGCGCAACGGAGGGAGGTGAGAGCGGTGAAAGTGAAATGTATCAAACGTTACAGCGACATCAGACTGAAAGAGATCATTGAAGTCGGAACTGTTCTGGAAGTAGATAAAGAAAGAGCAGAGTATCTGATCCATGACGGCGTTGCTGAGGCGGTAAAGGAAACTGAGAAGGCAGCAGGCAGGGGAAAGGAATAGGTGATCCAAACATCTCCCTCTGGGACGCAGGGTGAAGCGTCTTATTTTTGCGTCTTTTTCTGCCAGACGTTAAAGAAGCAGATTCCATAAACTGAATGGCCCGGGCGTGAATACGAATAGGCTGGGCAGAAAGGAAAAGACATGAAAAACAGATTTGCAAAAGCAGTATGCAAATACCCACTGAATATTCAGTTTTTTGCGGAGGGAGACGGTGCTGGTGCCGGAGACGGAAACGGCGGTGGTTCCGGAAGCGGATCGGATGGAAGTGGTACAGGCGATGGAGGAAGCGGGAGCAGTGGGCAGAGCTTTGACGATTTCCTGAAAAATGGAAATCAGGCAGAGTTTGACCGCAGAGTGAATAAGGCGGTTGAAACGGCAGTAGGAAACGCCCGTGAGAAATGGGAACTGCTGACGAATGATAAGCTGTCCGAAGCAGAAAAACTCTCCAAAATGACAAAAGAGGAAAAAGCGCAGTATCTGGCACAGAAGCACGAAAAGGAACTTGCAGACCGGGAAGCAAGCATTACCAAACGGGAGCTGATGGCAGAAGCAAAAAATACCCTTACCGAGAAAAAGCTGCCACTCGGTTTGGCAGAAATTTTGAACTATACGGATGCGGAAAGCTGTAAATCCTCTATGGCAGCGGTCGAAAAAGCGTTTCAGGAAGCCGTGGAAGCTGCAGTAGAAGAAAAGCTTAAAGGCGGGAAACCGCCGAAAAAGGCAGGTGATCAGGGAGATGATCTGGTTGCGCAAGTTGAAAAAATTATGATGGGGTACTAACCCGGAAAGGAAAATAAAGAATGGCAATTAACACATTAGCGACTGCAACACTGTTCCAGAAGACTCTGGATAAAGCTGCAGTGAGAGAAGCTGTAACCGGATGGATGGACGGAAACGCAGGACAGGTTAAGTACAGCGGCGGCGCGGAGATCAAGATTCCGAAGATGTCTGTGCAGGGGCTTGCGGATTACGACAGAGACAACGGCTACCAGCAGGGCGGCGTTACTCTGGAATACGAAACCAGGAAAATGACGCAGGACAGAGGAAGAATGTTCCAGCTTGACCCGATGGATGTCGACGAAAACAATTTTGTGACCACTGCAGCCGCAGTTATGGGGGAATTTCAGAGAACTTTTGTAATTCCGGAAATCGACGCATACCGTATTTCTAAAATTGCAACAGAAACAATTACCGCAAAGAAAGCGGGCATGATCGAATACGGCTATACCCCGGGCGCTGCAAGCACTTCTGCGCTGAGAAAACTGAAAGAGGGTATTAAGGCAGTAAGAGACCTGTATAATGGTCCTTTGGTATGCCACGCAACCCCTGACTTTATTATGGAGCTGGAGTTGGAACTTGCAGGAAAGATTACGTCGGTGACATTTGCTAAGGGCGGCATTGATACGCAGGTACCTTCTGTGGATGGCGTGCCGATCATTTCCACACCATCCAACCGGATGTACAGCGCTATTAAGATTCTGGACGGTAAGACTGTCGGGCAGGAAATTGGCGGTTACAAGAAAGGTGATGCTGCAAAAGACCTGAACTTCTTTATCTGCCCCAGAACTACGCCGATTGCAGTTACCAAACAGGATGTGATGAGAATCTTTGATCCTATGACAAACCAGAAACTGAACGCATGGCAGATGGATTACAGACGATTCCATGACATCTGGGTGCTGGACAACAAACTGGACAGTATCTTCCTGAACATCAAAGACGCGGAGGGCTGATATGCGGCTGATCTTTAAAAATGTGGAGCGGGAAACCGATGATCCTGCAAGAATCCGGAAACTGAAAGCGGAAGGATACGAGGAAATGGACCCTGTACCGCAGGAAGAAAGCGAAGAGCAGACGGAAGCGCTGGAAGAAATGAGTGTTTCCGCGTTGCGTGCGCTGGCAAAAAGGAAAGGGCTGGATGGAACCTCTGGACTGAATAAAGAGGAACTTCTGGCAGTATTAAAGGATGTGATCTGATGGACAACATCGAAAAACTGCAGGTTCTTACCGGAGAAAAGGACGGCGTTATTTTGACCGTACTGCTGGAGGATGCAGAACAGTTTGTCCTGTCCTACACGAACAGAACACGGATGATCCCGCAGCTTGATAATACCGTCCGTGAACTGGCGCTGATTGCATATAACCGGCTCGGGACAGAGGGTGAGAGCAGCAGGAGCGCATCCGGCGAATCCTACAGCTTCGATAATGCACCGAAGCAAATATATGACATCCTGAACCGGTACAGGCTGGCAAGAGTAGGAGGACGGGTCTATGAGACTGAGACGGAACCGACTGATTGAATGCAATCACAGGCGTGCGATTCCGGTAAAAGATAAGGAGGGCGTGACCACGATCGAATATGGCACGCCGTCTTCTTTTTTTGCGGAAATGTGGGCAGGTGGCGGAAAGCTGCAGGCGGAACGTTACGGAATCCGTTTGCCGAACATCCGGAATTTACGCCTTGATGGAGACTATCGGGAGCTTATGGAGAACGGAGAAGTACGGTACGAGTTTGATGACGGCTTCTCCGTGTCCGTGAACGACGGTATCTGTATTTATTCCGCGCCGGATCAGGAACCGGATTATAAAGTCGTGGCGGTTTATCCTTATGGACATCTTGTGTTGGAGGTGGAACGCAGATTTGAAGGTGGAATTTGAGGATCTGAGCAGGCAGATGTCTGAGTTATCCCGGATTCCAGCCGGGCTGCGTGGAAGCCTCGGCAGACAAATTGCGCTTGTGCAAGCTGCAGCGAAAGAAGAGGCGCCTGTAAGACGTTTTGGAAGCGGCGGCGGTGAGCTACGGCAGAGCATCCTGACACAAATGGAAACATACTCTGATCGGATGGTTGCGATCTGCTACACCAACAAAGGGTATGCGTCATATGTGGAGTTTGGTACGGGTCCAAACGGAGAAGCCCACCACGCCGGAATATCTCCGGATGTGCAACCGGTGTACAAACAGCGCGGTTGGGTGATACCGGCGGATGCAATGTCCGTGGAAGCGGCGCAGGCCTATGGCTTTGGAATTGCCAGAGACGGCGACAAGGTAATCGGATATTACACCAGAGGGCAGGCAGCGCGCCCGTTTATGTACCCGGCGTTGAAAAACAACGAGGGCGAGATTATCCGGCGCTTGTCCGCCGATCTGAGAAAAGAGGTAAGGAAACTGTGAAAAATGTAAAAGACGAAGTGTTTGCGGCGTTGCAGACTGTGTGCGGCAACGTATCGGACGTATACCCGACAACATGGGTAAGCCTTCCGGCGATCCAGTACACCGAAGAGGAAAACAGGGTGTATGAGCGTACCGCAAACAAAGAAGATAAAGCATCTGTCCGCTACCGAATTGACATCTGGGACTTTGAAAGCACATCTAAGACGGCGCAGGCTGTAGATGCTGCCATTGCCGCGCTCGGGCTGGTGCGAACCGGCTGCAGCGATGTCCCGGATCCATCCGGCATGCGACATAAACAGATGCGATATGAAGGTATTATTGACATGGATTCCGATATTGTGTATTGGAACGGCAACAATTATTAAAGGAGGAATGCGAAATGCTGGCAAATGGAGCAGCTTTAGGCTACAAAGAAACCAAAGAGGGCGCAAGCTATACAGATCTTGCAGGATTAAAGGAAATCCCTGAAATTGGTTCTGATCCTGAAAAGGTAGAAAACACTACCTTAAAAGACAAGGTAAAACAGTATGAAATGGGCATCGGTGATCCGGGCGATATGGTCTATAAGTTCAAGTACGACAACAGCTCGGCGGAAAGCTCTTACCGCAAATTCCGCGAAATGGAAGCATCGAAGAAGACCTATTATTTCGAAGAGACTGATCCGGATGGAACGAAAATCGAGTTTGCGGCACAGCCCTCTGTGAAAAGAACAGGAGGCGGTGTCAACGGCGTTATTGAGTTTGATGTAACGATGGCACTGCAGAGCGAACTTACATTCACCGATCCGGCGTAAAGGAGGGCAACATAAATGGACTTTTTTGGAAATACAACACCTGGTTCGCAGATGCCTATGCAGAATGAAACTTATCAGCCTACAGAAAATGCTGCGGTGCAGGAAGAAAAGAAAGCGCCGCAGAGAAATCCTTTTGCAATCTGGGAGGTCGGTGGAGAGACTTACAGGTTAAAGCTGCAGACTGCAGGTGTCAAAGAGCTGGAAGCGAAATATAAAGGCTCCATCATGGAGCTGATGTCGTTCAAGGGTGGGATGCCACCGCTGACCGTTATGTTGGATGTTGCACACACGGCGATGAAGCCGTGGACGCATAAGGTATCTGCAAAGGATATGGAGTCCCTGTATGACAAATACGAGCATGAAGGTGGCGACCTGCTGAGCTTCTTTACCAACGTATATCTGGAAGTATTCCTGGTGAGCGGTTTTTTATCGAAATCGGTGGCGGCGGAAATGTCCGAGTCACTGGCGGAAATGCGCAAAGAACTGTAAGCGAGTTACTGGACGAGCTGTATCCGAAGTTTCTGGACATGGGATACAGCCCGTCTTTTTTCTGGGAATGTAGCCTTGCGGAAGTGATTGATCTGATCGAGTCGTATCGCAGGCGTGAGGAACGGAGACAGAAAGAAAAAAGTGAAGCGTTTAAGGTGCGGGCTTTGAGCCTGCAGGTATTGGCTCTGCAAATCCGGGATGCAGTGTGGGGAGAAAAAGACAGCGATTTCCGTACAGTACAACATTTTTACCCTACATTATTCCCAGAGACAGAAAAAGTAGATCGAGAATTGATAAAACGAAACGAAAGAATGCGCAGATTTGCGGAGGAGCATAACCGACTCTGGCGGCAGGCGCACAGTGGAAAGGAGGAAAGCTGATGTCAGGGACGACACTGGAACGCCTGCAGGTCATTATCGATGCGAGTGCAACCAAATACAAAAAAGAAATGGATGCAGTCGCACAGAAAACCCAGAAAGCAGAAGCGATCGTTGACCGCTGTATGTCCCGCGTGAACAGCATCGTCGGGAAGGCGAACACGGGGAACGCTGGGAAGACAGTAGACAACCTTACTGCGAAGTTAAAGCGGCAGCAGGAAGCGATCGACCAGCAGGGCTTTAAAATCGACAACCTGCGGCGGAAGCTGCTTGATTTACAGTCTGGAAACGCCAGAAATGCGACCATTGCAAATTTGGAAGTGCAGTTAAGGGCGGCAGAGAAAGAGTTTGCGGTGGTAGACAAAGAATACGAAGCGTTATTGGCAAAGTACAGAGATATGGAGGACATGCCGACAACAAGCGTGTTCGAAAATTTGTCTGCGCAATTGGATGAAATCGCTCCGAAACAGGCTGTGCTGGAAGATAAAGTAGCATCCCTACAAAAACGACTGAACGAAGCCCGGATGAATCCGGAAAGCACCGCAGAAGTGCAAAAACTGAACGGGGAACTGCAGCTTGCCAACGAGAAGTTAGAACGACTGACCGGCGAGGCAGCACAGACGCAGGCACAGCTGGATGCTGCCGGAAAAGCGACTGAAAAAGGCAACGGCTTCGAAAAATGGCGGAACGGGTTGCAGAAAGTATCTGGGTTGTTGTCCAGAGTGGATGCAAAAATCAGCGGAATTATCGGCGGATTTACCAAGACCAAACGCCGGATTGATAGCTGCAGTGCAAGTACGGGAAACTTATCCAGGCATGTGAGCAGGATTACGAATCTACTTCGGTTTTCCATCCTGTCGCGGGCATTTTCTGGCGTGTTTAGCGGATTGGGAAGTGGATTTCAAAATCTTGCACAGTACAGCGACGAAGCCAACGTGGCGTTATCTGGTTTGTGGTCTGCATTGGGGCAGTTGCAAAATGCGGTCGCAGCGGCAGCGGCACCTTTGCTGGAAGCACTTGCCCCGGCTTTGATTAAGATCATTGAACTTGCAACGATGGCGGTAACGGCGATCGGACAGCTGTTCGCAGCACTGACCGGAAAAGGCACCGTCATAAAGGCAACGAATGCCTATAAAGACTATGCGGCGAGCCTGAAAAAGACGGGTGCAGCTGCGAAAGATGCCACACTCGGAATCGACGAGCTGAACGTGATCCAGAAGAAATCTGGTTCGGGAGCATCCGGCGGGCTGAATCCGGGCGACATGTTCGAAGAAGTTCCAATCGAAAACCAGTACAAAGACCTGGCGGGCAAGATCAAAGATTTCTTTTCGAAATTATTTGCACCTCTGAAAGAAGCATGGAACCGGGAAGGTCAGTTCGTAATGGATTCCTGGAAGTATGCGTTGGATGAGGTCAAAAAGCTGGTGCAGGACATCGGACGAGATTTTCTGACGATGTGGAACCAGGAAGCCACAATCGCAATGTTTGCGGATATCCTGCATATTATCGGGGATATCGGTCTGGTGGTCGGAAATCTGGCGAAGAATTTCCGCGAAGCGTGGAACGCAAACAACGCAGGTCTGAGAACGCTGGAAAACATCCGCGATATTTTTGCGGTAATTATTTACAACATCCGGCAGGCTGCAGACGCTACCGTGGATTGGTCGGCAGGCTTGAACTTTAAGCCATTGATGGAGATGATCGCGCAGTACACAAAGTCTTTGATCCCCGTGTTTGGCGCATTGTCCGGTGTGATATCGGATTTCTATGTGCAGGTGCTTTTGCCGCTGGGGGAATGGACGATTGAAAAAGGGCTGCCTGATCTTCTTCGAATCCTGAAAGAATTTAACGATAAAGTAAACTGGGCGCAAATCCGGCAAAATTTATCTGATTTCTGGGATCGACTGGAACCATTTGCAGAAACAGTTGGCGAAGGACTGCTGATCTTTCTGGAAAAGCTGTCCAACCTGACAGCGAATTTTCTGAATAGCGAAACACTGAACAATTTTCTGGATCATCTGGCGGACTGGATGGATAAAATCCAGCCGGAAGACGTTGCGAGAGGAATCGAAAATCTTGCGAAAGCATTTATTGCATTTAAGGCATCTGTGCTTGCTTTTAAGGTAGGTTCTGCTGCGTACAATGCAATCAAATTCTTACAGGAAACCTTGCCTGTGCTAAAAGGGCTCGGTTGGATTACGCTGGGCATTACCGTAACCATGATCGGTGTGGAAGCATACGAGAACTGGAAAAAAGATATTGAGTACATTCAAGAAAACGGCTGGAAAGCATTTCATTCAAAAAATCGGCAGGAACGTGCAAACAGTCCTTGGGCGATTTACGGGCATGACTCGACCGGAGTTGGAAACATTCAGGGCGAGAACGACGCTTATAATCCGTATGAAAATGCTGATTTTAGCTGGGTCGAAGAGTGGAAAAATAAGTTTCTGGAATGGCAGGCGAACAACCGCGCAAGCCGGGAAGCGGATCAGGCAGAGTGGGATCAATGGTTTAATGATCTTGGCGATAAATTCTCGAACTGGTATGAAAACGAAGTTGCACCGTGGTTCACAGAAGAAAAGTGGACAGAGCTTTTTACAAATGTGAAGACCAGTTTTGAAACCAAATGGGCTGAAATTGTGGACTGGTGGCAAAACACAGCAATTTATACATGGTGGGAAGAAAACGTAACACCGTGGTTCTCCGAAGAAAAATGGTCGGAATTGTTGGAAAACATCAGAATAAGTTTTGAGACCAAATGGGATGAACTTGTAGACTGGTGGTCGAATACCGCTATCGTTACATGGTGGGACGAACATGTAAAACCTTGGTTTGACACTGAAAAATGGAAGATGATGCTGGAAAACATAAAAACGTCTTTCAAAAAGAAGTGGGATGAAACAGTTCTGCAGTGGAAAACGGACATCCAGAAATGGTGGGACGAGCATGTTGCACCGTGGTTTACAAAAGAACGTTGGCAAAAGCTCGGGGAAAACCTGAAAAATGGAATTTACGAGGGCTTTAAAGGGCTTGCGAACAAGGTAGTTGATGTCCTGAACAATGTAATTTCATCGCTGGAAAGTATGCTAAATACCGCGCTGGATGGCATCAATGCTTTACTGGCTAAGTTAAATGAATCTCCGCTGGGAAAGATGCTTGACTTTGATTTTCAGGTAAGAAATGTTTCCTTTGGCCGCATTCCGAGATTTGAAGACGGCGGTTTCCCGGATCGAGGCAGCCTGTTTATTGCAAACGAAGCGGGACCGGAAATGGTTGGGCGCATCGGAAGAAGACCGGCGGTCGCAAACAGCGATCAAATTGTCGATGGTATTACGGCGGGCGTTGCAAACGGTAACGAAGTATTGGCAGAACTGCTGGTGCGGGTGATCGAACTGCTGGAAAAGATCAATGATCGGGATCCTGAAATCGTCTTTGATACCGCAGAGGGCATTAAAGCCATGCGGGAAAGAGAAGCAAGAAACGGGGTTGTATTCACATAACGGGGCGCGAAAGCGTCCCGCTTTTTGAAAGAAGGTGAGTAATTTGTGGCATACATCTATGTAGACGGAGAGGAATTTCCTTATCCGGAAAGAGGACTGAACATAATTGTCACAACTCCTGTAAACTCTGCCAGGGACACAAAGGCGGAGGTTGTCGGGCAGCGAATCAGCCGAGATCAGTATAAAATCAACAATTTGAAGTGGCCTATGCTGTCGGCAGAACAGTGGTCGTTTATCTTAAAAAAGTTCCGCGAAGGCTTTGGCGTGCCGGTAACCTTTCCGGATCCCATCACACAGGACTGGATAACCTTAAAGATGTATCCGGGGGATCGCAGCGCGGAGCCGTACTGGATCGATGATGAGGACAAGCCGACACGATACCGGAACTGCAAAGTAAACATTATTGATTGCGGGGTATGAGGAATGCAGCATGTATCAAAAGAATATAAGACCTCCATGAAACAGATATGGCGGAATATCGGCTATATAAAGGTATATCTCGGGATCATAAACGAAGATGCACAAAAGCTTGTATCTGCGCAGGATAATCGGAATAATTTCGTATATTTTGCGGATGCGAATAAACCGTTCGATTCCTACCCGGTAGACCATATTTATGCCACCGCTGAACAGGATTTCGCAAAGACGGACGGCAGCATGTACTTTCTGCCGGAATCACCGACCGCTGATTTTTTTAATCAGGGCATCGTGACGCAGGATTTATCCGGGACCTTATATGTAGTGTTTGAGCATGAGGGACTGGATATTAAAGGGCTTACGATAGACTTCGGAGAATGCTATCCGGTTGATTTTACAGTTACGAACGATCAGGGAACGCATGCGTACACTGGAAACGAGAAAAGTCGATGGGTAACCGAAGATGTATTTTACGGGACGACGTATCTGATCATTACGCCTACCAAAATGGTCAACGGCGCTGGACGGCTGCGTGTAAAAGAATTTATCTGCGGGATTGCGAATGTGTATACGGACAAGGAAGTGCAAGCGTTTACTTATAAGGACGTTGTATCCCCGATTTCGGAAAAACTTCCGTCGCAGGACATGACTGTGACGATCGGGAATCTGGATCGTTATTACAACGCGGACAACCCAGAAAGTGCTGTGCGGTTTCTGGAAACCGGGCAGGAGATTCGGGCGTATTTTGGATATGATGTAAATAACGACGGCAAAATCGAATGGCTCGACCCGTTTAACGGATACCTTAAAAAATGGTCGGCAGACGATCAAAAGGCAAAGTTCACGGCGACAGACCGATTTGACAATATGACCGGGAAATACCACAAGGGCACTTATCACCCGGACGGGATTAGCCTGTACGCGCTGGCAGAGGACGTGCTCACGGATGCAGAAGTAGACCCGCGAGAATATTTTATCGACCCGTACCTGAAAAAGGTAGCGGTACAAAATCCAATCCCCATTGTAAAACATACAGAAGCACTGCAGATGATCGCAAATGCGGGACGTTGCATTATGACGCAAGACCGGAGGAAAAAGATAACCCTCCGGTCTTCCTTTTTGCCTGATGTGAATGCAAATTCAGAAAATCAAACGGCATTCAGCCGGGTGGAAAATATCCTCACGGATGATCCTGTAGACACGTATGCAATGGGAAGCAGAGACTTTTCCACGACAGACGGGAGCATGTACTTCCTGCCGGAAAATACAGAATATCTGTCGATCGGATATGTGAGCGATGCTGTAGCTGGTGCAGGTGGCACTTTTGACCCACCGCCGAAAATAGATGTTGTGTTGGAAGCAGGATATACCTGCTATGGGCTGCAGCTGGATTTTCGGTCGGTTGCACCACAGGAGTTTGTTGTTCGTACCTTTTACAACGGCGAAGCGGTAGATGTTTATACCGTGGCAACCCCTGACCTGAATGCAGTGCTGGACGAGGAGCTGCAGCTTTTTGACCGGATGGAAATTACTTTTACAAAATCCATTCCGGGCAGCCGTGTGACGCTGGACAAGCTGCAGCTCGGAAACGTTACGGATTATGTTCTGGATGATCGGGAGCTGCTGGGAAATACGCCAATCGGAACGGTAGACACCAGATTAAAGGCGTTGACCGTAAAGAAATGGATTTACGCAGAGACAGAGGCAGTGGAAGACCTGAGTAGCGGGGACATAATCGTGGACGCGGACGGGCAGGAGCTGGAAATAACAATGAGTGATCCGGCATACGGCTATGCGGTTGAGCTGGATCATGAGGGAATAAACTGCGAAATTGCAGAAAGCTACAGTTATTATGTAAAACTGCGGTTTTCAGGCGTGAGCCAGTCTACGACCGTGAAATACACCCTGAAAGGGCATAAATACACGGTCTATGAAGGAAATTACAGGGTGCAGCACGATACGATTGGGGCAGAAAAAGAATGGAAAAACCAGCTTGTTAGCACCGACATGCACGCTGCTGATCTGGAAGAGTGGATCGCGGGATATTACCGGAACAACCTGCAGTATGAATTTAAGTACCGCGGTGACCCGCGTGTAGACGCAAACGATCTGTTTTATCTGCAGCGAGAGAATCTGGATACCGCGCTGATCCGCGCGCATGAAGTACAGCTTACCTATAAGGGGAGCTGGGAAGGGAAAATGAAAGCCAGGAGGAACAAATGGGCTGGATAGAACCGAAAACGGACTGGGACCCGACAAAAGACAGACTTAACCCGGAATCCTACAATCGTATCCGGAATAATCTGGCAGTGCTGGGAGAACTGGTGAATGAGATTTACGCCCCGCTTACGCTGGAAAGCATGGGCGAAGAAAAGAACTATTCCAGCTGGTATTATGCACGGGAATTTAATGTGTTTGAACGAAACCTCGATGCAATAAACCAGACATCCTATAACAAGGTTATAGGGACAACAAAAACATTTTTTGACAATGGACCATTTATCGACAGCAGCGAACTGAACAGAATCGAATCTGCAACATTGCGGCTATATGAAATTGGTCAGAACCATAAAAAAACATTACCACGCCTGAGTATACGCTTGGGCAGCTTGAAAGGAGTAAAATAAATGGGAGTAAAACAGGTAAAAGCCGTCATTAACGGCGTAACAACAGTCCTTACACTGAACAGCTCGACAGGGAAATATGAGGCAACGATCACAGCACCGGCGAAATCCAGTTATAAGCAGACTGGGCATTATTATCCGGTATCTGTAACCGCGGAGGACTTGGCAGGAAATACAACCACGGTGAATGATTCACACAGCACGCTTGGGTCGAAGCTGCGCCTGACCGTAAAGGAAAAGGTTGCGCCGATTATTGCGATTACCGCACCTACATCCGGCGAGCTTACTGCAAACAACAAGCCCACCATTACGTTTAATGTAACTGATGAAGATTCCGGTGTAGCAGCAAGCACTGTGAAACTGTACATCGACGACAAGGAAGTTACGGGACTTACCAATTCGGCAATCACAAACGGTTACACCTTTACTTATACTGTTGCAACAGCCCTTGTCGATGGAGCACATACCGTAAAAGTAACCGCATCCGATAATGACGGCAACGCAGCAGGTGCAAAGACCCTGACCTTTAACGTGCTGGCTACTGCTCCGAACCTTGCGATCACCAGTCCTGCAGAGGGTGCTTACTTCAAGGCGAAGACGGTAAGCTTCGCAGGTACCACAAACGGCGCGAAGCTGACTGTAAAGGTGGGCAACGGAATCGCACAGAATGTGACAATTACGGACGGCAAGTTCTCCGGAACTTTCGATCTGGCAGCAGAAGGCAAGAATGTTGTTACGTTTGTTTCCACAAGCGCATCCGGCGTTACCACAACGGTTACCAGAAATCTGTATCTGGATACTGTCGCACCTGCTATTTCTGCAGTTACCATCACCCCGAACCCTGTGGATGCAGGCAAGACCTATATCATTTCCGTATCCGTAACAGATTGAGGAAACTGATATGGTCGTAAAGCTGACAGGAAAAGTAAACGGCGAGACCATCATTTTTGAGCGCAAAGCGGGAGGATTGTGGGTAACTGCAATCCCCCGCGTAAAAAGCGGTGCCTACGTTGTGGAGCTGACAGCAGTTGATGAAGCGGGAAATGAGACGTTTTGTACAAAATACATCCTGACAGTTGACCTCGGTGCGCTTACGGTAAAATTGGAACCGTTCCCGTACAGCGTGCAGCTGTTGCAAAGTAGTTTTCGGGAGGGCATGCGCATGACGGCGACATTTGATTATGGAGAAAGCAAGCATATCCGGCTGCTTGTAGTCTCGCGAAAAAAGGAAGATTTTGACATATCGAGCGCGTCGTATGTCCTTACGAAGGATGGCGCAAACGATCCGGAAGACAGCGGCAATGTGGTTATTGATGAACATGTTTTAGATGCACTTATAGCGCCAATGCAAAAAGGACGGTATAAGCTGACTATTACATATCACATTACAAATGAGACATTTGTAGAGGAAGTGCATATTGCTGTATTGTAAGGAGGTGTGTCTGTGGGAATCGCAATCACAAAAGTTACTGTGTCGAAAAATCCTGTTGGCACATCGGAAAAGTTCCTGATCACGGTGACAGTGAAAGAACTTACCAGCGAGCCGACGATGTACCGGCTCCCTTACACGTTGGGAAAGGAAAAAGGAGGACTGAAATAAAATGGCAAAAAAGGTACTGCCTACGAACTTTATGGATGATATCCTGAATGAATCCATGAACGGGAAAAGAAGATGGACCATTACACAGAACGATGATGGTACATACACATTAGAGGATGCGACCACCTACGACCAGCTTGGAAATACTTTCGGGCAGGCACAGGTGAACGAGATGAATAAAGCGATCAACGAGAGCGTCGATCAAGCGCGGGTGATTGATGATTACAAAACGCTGGCGGCAGTAAACCAGGAGGGTTTCGTGTCAGGCGCGAAACCAGTTGCTCAGTTAATTAGTGAATTAGGAACAGGAGACGGCGAAATGAGTTTAAAATCTATGGTGTCTGAGCTATATGGCAAACTTGCAAACTTTGATCTGGTCGTGGATATATCAAAATATTTTTCGACAAATACAGCTCAGGTATTTGAGGTTAAATCTTCTACCGATTTATCCGGATATGAATATATTGCAATATGCGCAACATTCCAAAAAGGAAAGTCCGGAAATTTCACCGAGATATCTGGATGTGAAATTCTTGATCAGCTCGGATGGTCCCATACAACGAGCAGCGACGAAGTTGCAATCCATCTGGTTATATTAAAAAATATTACAGGTGCAATTAGCATTTTAGGTAGAGCTGGTGGTACTGGCAGTGCTACCGTCAAAGCTTTTGGGTTTAAATAATAAACACGCGTTTGGTATCGGATGATTCTGTGTCGATCGTAGCTCCCTTATTCAAGCTTGTTACATCCACAATTGCTAAAAAACACAATGTGCCACCAATATGTGCAGGCACGATCTGTTTGATGTTATATGAGCCGTTTAAATTTTTAATTGTAACATTTTGAGTTGCGGTTTTTTGGTGGCAAAAAGTAAGCAATGTGCAATCACCATAATCCTGCGTGCAAGTGTATGGCATATCTCCCAGGTAAGTAATGCCATTGCTACCCAATTTTTTTGATACTGGATCAGCACCATCTGCAGGTACATATGTGATGTACACGCCATCCTCCCTGGCATCCATGCCAGTAATTGCGCCATTGTCGTTCATGGCGCTTAAATCACTACTTAATGAAGTAACCCGTAAATGAACCCAGTAGGGTTCTTTTTGCTATGAAAGGAAAATGATATGGCATATATTAAATTCCGAAATTCAAAAGACTTTGTAAAATGCCTCATCGAACCGAAAGAAAATATTGTTTCGCTTGCCTTTCCACTCGGTGACGCTGTATCCACAAATACAAGTGGATTTGACGCTTATCTAGATGCCAAAGGAGAATTACTTATCGGAGAATATGGCGCATATACTACGGTATATCGAAATTGTCCGGAGAAAAACGGCTATGAACTGTCGAACGATGGAAGCGTGTACACGGAACCGGAAAAGATAATTTCTTTCCGGGCGGAAGTAGGCGGAAGTTTAGACGGCGAGACAGATCAGGTGGTGCAGGATTATGCGGATTTGACTACCCCAGAGCCGAAACCGGAACAGAATTATGTATTCGTGGGATGGGTTCCGGAAATCCCGGAATCCGGAGCGGTAAAGGAGAGCACTGTGTATCATGCGACTTTTGAATATGTACCTACATTAGAGGAAGTGCAGGAGGCGAAAGTAACAGAAATGAATACGCTGCAGCAGAGCGTTATTGCAAGCGGGCTGGATGTTACTCTTAGCGATGGAACAACCGAACACTTTACGCTTACCGGGCAGGATCAAACCAGTCTGATGGGGTTACAGACGCAGGTAGCAGCCGGCGCAGAAAATATCCCTTGGCACACCAGTGATGAAAAGGAGCACTGCAAATTTTACAGCAATGCGGATATGCTTCTGATTGTAACCGCGGCTATGGAATTTGTGACATGGCATGTGACTTATTTCCGCGATCTCAGAATTTACATTCGCAGTATCGAAGATAAAGTTGCTGTGGCGGCGATCCAGTACGGCACTGACATTCCAGAGCAGTACCAGAGTGCGCCGCTGAAAGCGATGCTTGCGGCGCAGAATACATGAGAATGGTAAGACCGCTAATCTTGTGGATGATCGGCGGTCTGATCTATACACTTCTGGAAATTGTAACCCGCGGTCGTAGCCACTGGACAATGTTTATTGTTGGTGGATTATGCTTTTACCTGATCGGACTTATAAACGAGGTTATTCCGTGGAAAATGGCTTTCTGGAAACAGTGCATTATCGGGAGCTTTGTGGTTACCGGGATCGAATTTGTTTCCGGTTGTATCGTAAACTTGTGGCTTGGTTGGAACGTCTGGGATTATTCCAATATGCCTCTTAATCTTCTGGGACAGATATGCTTGCCGTTTTCGCTGCTGTGGGTGCTTGTTTCCGGCATTGCCGTGATTTTGGACGATCACCTTAGATACTGGCTGTTTGGAGAAGAAAAGCCACATTACAAGCTGTTTTAGAAGCTGCGTTCTGCTATTCTTATGGCAGGAGGTAACGCCATGAAGGAACAAATTGTAATGGACATTTTGCGCGAAATGACGGCGATTTTGACGCAGGAACAGTTGATGCGGTTAAAAGAGGTAGTGCGCGTGCAACTGTGCGGATACGACATCCGCAAAAAAGAAACCGCTCTGATGCGAACGGATCAGAACTGGTTAAATTATCTGAAAATGTATCTGGACGGCTTCCGACAAAACGGGAAGTCCACGGGAACGATAGAGCAGTACAATTTGCATTTAAGCCGAATGCTCTCGTATGTTGCAAAGAATGTGCAAGATATAGAGGACGACGACCTGATTGCGTACATGTACAAGTATCGTGCGTTACGCAAGGTATCGAACAGATATCTGAACAATATGCGGCTGGTATTTAATTGCTTTTTTCGGTGGCTGCAGCGCCGCAAAGTGATTCTGCGGAACCCGGTGGACGGACTGGAACCGATAAAATATCGGCAGGTGGTAAAAAAGCCGCTGTCCCCGGAAGAACTAGAAAAAGTGCGTTGTGCATGCGAAAGGGAACGTGATCTTGCGATCGTGGAGTTTTTGTATTCCAGCGCCGTCCGAGTATCTGAACTATGCCAGCTAAACCGGGAAGATGTAAGCTGGCAAGCTGACGATGTGCTTGTGCTCGGTAAAGGGAACAAGGAACGGGAAGTGTACCTGAATGCGCGGGCGCATTTACATCTGCGGCAATATCTGGAAAGCAGAAATGATAATGACCCGGCATTGTTTGTGAGCGCAAAGGCGCCACATCAGCGCCTGACAAGAGCGGGCATCCGAAATATTTTGAGTAGGATCGGAGCCATTGCTGGGGTAGAAAATGTGCATCCGCACAGGTTCCGGCGGACAAGCGCCACGGATTTGCTGCGTATGGGCATGCCGATCGAACAGGTGCAAGAATTGCTTGGACATGTAAAGATCGAGACAACGCGGCTATATTGTACGGTTACGAAAGAACAGGTGCGTGCATCGCACCGTCGTTATATGTCCGCATAAGTTAGATGGTATACGCTGCTTTGGATGGTCGGCGGAGACGGCGGCTTTATAAGCATGCGCGTTATGTGCAAGAAGCGAACGATAAACCCGCTGTCGTAACGAACTAAATAGTGATTTGAAAGTTGTAAAAGAGCATTCTGTCTGGAAACAGATCGGCACATTGTCCGGAACTGCGCAGAAAACTTTTGACTTTTCGCAGTGTAAAGAAATTTGCCTTGTTACAACATGCGCTGGAAATGCAAAATTGGTTTATACGGTTAAAATACCAGTAATTGCATTGAGTGAAGACAAAATACATGTGTGCAACGGCGGACATACCGTTAGAACTGGAGCGGAGTGTGAATGGGAAATCTCAAAAACGTCTTGCCGGTTGCTGGCTTGTTATGTTGGAGGGACAAACTATACTGCTTCAAATACGGTTATATACGCAATATGATTTTTATCTATACAACAGAATCCGTAACAATCACTTTTAGCACTTCAAATAATAGTGGAAATGCGTATGGATCTTAGATTGTGCGAGTGTGGTATCGCTAATATTACTTAATCATAAGTTTAAAAACATGTCCGTCTCCTGTTCCTCCGTGCCTAAAATTAACTTTCCCGTTAAAAACAGGGTTCGCGATTAGCGCAAAAGAATAGTTTCCACCAGGCTTATTACATACAATGGATGGACCACTAACCCCGCTAAGTTCGATCGACACCACGCTACCAGCCGTAACCGCGAATAGTGCAAGATAAGAGTACGCTGCATCTTCCTCGGTCATTGTATAATAATGTAAAACGTTCGGGTTTCCAGCAGCTACAACATACGGAATCGAAACATTGTGTTCGTAATCGAAGTCCAGCTCACCCTTAAAAGGGACTACTGTATCTGCACCTCCGATCTTGTATCCCCAGTTGCCATCAGCGTCCTGACCAAAAGACAGACCGCCCAAATCACTATTTAATTCAGTCAACAGAGCTAAAAGCTCTTTTTTATTTTAAAGGAGAAAGAATATGGACGCACTTATCGAAGCGTTTGGTAGCTACAGCATAGGCTCTGTTATTGTGCTAGTAGCTGCCTTTATATTTTTGTACAAAATCTACCGCAAGGCTGCGCAAGCAATCGTGGAGCAGCATGACACAAAAAAAGCGCAGGACGAAAAGATTCAGAAAATTTTGGATCAGGAATCGAAATATCCGGAATGGCGCAGACAGTCGATCGGCATACAAGAAAAACTTACGGATCGACTGGATAACATCGAGCAGTCGCAGAAAAGTGTTATCCGCCGGCTGGAAGAGATCGAAGCGGAACGCAAGCGGCAAAAGTGTAATGAGCTGCGTGACAGGTTGCTGCAGGCATACCGGTACTACACAAACCAGGACGCGAACCCGCGGTGTGCGTGGTCGGAAATGGAAGCGAGTGCGTTCTGGGACATGTTCGGAGACTACGAGAAAAACGGCGGGGACGGGCATATGCACACTGTTGTGCAGCCGGCCATGAGGGCGCTGGAAGTAATTCCGATGCACGAAGCAGATCGGGTCGTGGAACTGATGCAGAGCAGGAGATGAAGCAGATGCGGAAACGGAAACATAAAACGAAAAAGACATGGTTGTGGGAATTTTCCAAAAAGCTTGTGGTTACATGTTCCTTATTGTATATCATAAGCTTTTTTTATGCCTGTGCAGCTATGTGGTACTTTCAGGATTTTGCATATCTTGGGACGTATATTGAGCAGGCATCCGACATTCTGCGGACGTGCGTATTCGGCTATTTCGTAAAAGCCGGAATCGAGAACGTATTTAAGATTAAATCGGGAAGCAATGACAATGATGGAGTATTTTAAGAAAGCGAGGAAAAAATATGAACTACACAGAACTTATCAGCCAGATTTTACTTATCGTGAGCGCTCTGACGGCGCTGGTAAACATCGTGACCGAGGTAGCAAAAAGAACGTTTGACTGGGTGCAGGGGTCGAAGGTAATTAACGTCTTTGTGTTGGCGCTGTCCCTGATCCTTACCGTGGCAGTCTTTACGGCATACTGGCAGATCAAACAGATGGAGCTTGCATGGTACGTCATCGCAGCATTTATTATTGTCGGCTTTTTAGTCGCCTATGCAGCGATGTTCGGGTACGACAAACTTTTGAGTTATTTTAAAAAGGAGGGCTGACGATGGCAACACGAGAACAGGCATTGGGTTTTATCAAAGAGATTGAACCGATCAATCAGAAAGTGAGAGTGAATGATGGGAAAACTGGTAATTGATATCTCTAAGTACAATGCCATTGATATTGGCAAATTGAAGGGCGTTGTTGATGGTGTCATGATCCGGTGCGGATACCGTGGCTATGGGTCAGGGAAAATTGCAGAAGATTCGAAATATCGAACGTATGCTTCGGAGTGTGTAAAAAATGGTATTCCATTTGGTGTCTACTTCATGTCCCAGGCAATCAATACAGCAGAAGCCGCGGAAGAAGCAGAATACGCTGTCAAAGCTGCAGAAGACTTTGGCGCAACGCTGCCGATTTTCATTGACTCAGAAGACGGAGATGGTACCCAAAAAAAAGTCAGGGCGGATGGTCTAACAAAAAATGAAAGAACTGCTATCGTAAAAGCATTCTGCAAACATGTCAAAACGCGTGGTATGAAGGGCGGCGTATATGCAAGCGACAGCTGGTTCAATGATTGCCTAAATTACCCAGAACTGGTTCAATTTTTGATCTGGGTTGCGAAATACGGCAGAAATAACGGAAAGCAGAATACAGATCAGAAACCCATATACGTCACGAAATACGATATGTGGCAGTACACAAGTAATGGAAAGATCAAAGGTGTTACAGATAAAATTGACTTAAATGAATGCTATTTTCTGGAAAATTCTTCCAGAGCATCCGGTACACTTTATGCTGCGGTTGCTGGTTTTTGCAATACGGCGGCGGAGTGCCAGGCATTCCAGAAGCAGCTACAGGCTGCGGGAATGATTACGCAGGTCTGGGAGGTAAAACCTGTTAAAAATATTTCGTAATTCTATAGGTGTAGTAATTTATAATATACTGTTGAATTCGAGCCTCATGCAACTGCCCTGGAGCAAAAAGGCGACGGCTATGTTGTCGCTTCGCTGGGAGAAGAGTCCGGCTATGTGCCGTATACAGCATTTTCTGC